TCCCAGACCTTCTTGGTCACGCCGAGGTTGGTCATGCCACCTGGATCGGCCGGATGGTTTACAAAGCCGCCTTCATGGTGCAGCACTGCGGCCAGTGCGGAGTCAAAGTTTTCTTTCATTTCACTGGCCCTGCCTTAGAGAGTAAATCGGTCTTGGCTTGTGAGCCAGCGGATGATCCAAAGTAATAGGCAATGATGCCCGTCCATGCCGTACCAAGGCTGCCCAGCATCATCAAGATGGCAGGGTTGGCGCTGTCCACTTTGCCAATAAACATCATCACCATGATGCCAAAAAAGCCCACTGTGACTGTACCCGCAAGTATTGGCGGCATCAGGCTGCGGGTGGTGGCCTGCATCTCCCGCGCTGACTTCCTGTCCTCAACCTCCAGCTTTTCAAAGTTGAGGCCAAGCTCTTGCGCTTGCTTTTGCAGTTCGATCTCGGCAATCTTGACCTGGGCAATCTGCTCTGCTGACAGCTTGTTGTTGGAGATCAGGTCGCCCACCTTGTCGGGGTCAACACCGATGGCCTTGGAGATGGCAGACACTGCCATGCCTGCCAGTGGGCCACCCATTGCCGTGGCAATCGTTGGTGCAATTTGTTTAAGCCAATCCATTACTGTTTACTCCTTGAAAGCATTGTTGCGGCAATTTGCAGCATTGCACGGGCGCTGTCCATGTCTTCTGGCTCTGTTGCCCAGCCGACTGTGATCTGGCCAACAAAGCGACCAGGCTCTGGCGGCACTGAAATGCGGCATGTGTAGGCCACGCCCTTGGCGATATACCAAAGCCCCATTTCACTCTGCGCTGACTTGTACTCACCGCATGGAATCTCGCTGGCCATCAGCTTGACCACATCGGCGTTGTTGGCAGCATTCTGGGTAAACAGTCCGACATCCAGCCCGTCATTCGTTTTGTCTCTGCCGTTCTTCCCATAAGCCCGATACAGGATGCGCGTGCCAAACATGCTGTTGACCTTGAACACTGCCACCACGATAGCACCAGATTGCTTGAACAGATGCGCCGCCGCATCCTCCACCCGATCCTCTGCAATGCTGGGGATCTTCTTGGACTCTTTGTATGCGCCAATCAGCAGGTCTTGGTTTGTATATACAAAGTAGCCGGCAAAGGTGAGCACGGCCATCAGCACCATTGCGAACAGCCGGAAGGGACTGGACACATAGGCCAGAATTTTGTCAACCAAGGCAAGACGCTCATCTGCCATCAGAACTTGCCTCCGCATTCATCACCTGAAAGATCAGCCAACCCATATTTGAATTTCCTACAGAGGCGTTTTAGAAATAATGAAATCTACGATTCTTTTGGAGTCATTGACAGGCAAGATGTAGAGCAGGTCTAGAAACCAATCAATTGCAAGAGCACCAGCGCAGCACTTGATAAAACGATCAGCCCCAAGTCGCCAGTCATCGCCGACATCAAACCACTTGAGTAAACCGAACACATCAAACACACCTTCCTGTTTTTTGGCAGAAGTCTATTAGTTCGCTCACACCAAAAACCGCAAAAAACATCAAAAAGCAAACAACAGCTATGACCAAAGCAATCTCAGTCATCTCCTCTGCTTTTTGTTTGGCTTTCTTTTCTTCGGCTTTTAGTGCGCTAATTTCTTTGGCATCATCCCTGTCCATCTCTGCTTGCCTAGCCTTGATACGGCTCCACACGTCTGCACGGCCACTAGCTTGGAAAATCAGTTTTAGCTCTTCTTCAAACCTTTTCGCTTCATCTAGTGCAACCTCGATTTGGAGGGCAACCCCCATATTCGATCCCTTTTTAGATCGCTTGGCCTCAAGCATCGATTTTCTAGCTACGCTGGCGGCATCAAACAAATTTGCAACCATCGGAGCTATGCTTCCGAGGTCGTTGGCGACTTTCGCTGCCTTCTTGACTAGCGAAATAGCTGAAGTGATGCCAGCGAGGGCTGTTACGGGATCCATTGGCTTTCCACTTCTGAAACTTTTTTAGGCTCTGTCTTGCCTTTTTCTCGCCACTTTAAGCACCAAACATCTAGCCTATCAGATGACCATGACCACCTGACGCACTCAAAGGCCGGTGCTGGGGCTTGTGCTGCTGGCGGTGGTGGCGGCAGCGCGTCCATGTCAGCGTGCCTTGAAGTGTTCCCAGAAGGCCGCAGCCGCCACGAACAGACCACCCAGCCACAGCAGGGGCTTGGCCAGCTTGCTGAGTGTCTCCAACACCTTGAATGCACCTTGGGCAGCGCTGAAAGCAGCAGTCACATCCTTGGTGCTTTCAGTCAGGGCATCCACCTTCACCTCAACAGCGACAAGCCTGTCGTAGATCTCTCGGTGGGTGATGTCTTCGGTCATGGCTTAGGAAACTCTTGTTTTACCGCAGTGATTGCGGCCTTCCATGCGTCCATGCCGCCGTGGTAGAGCAGATCAAACTGGTCAGGGATTGATGGGTAGGCAGCAGCGCGTTGGCCTTTATAGGCGTTGGGATTGACCCATGCGTTGACCGCAGCCATGTCAATTTCTACCTTGTTGCCTTGTGCGTCAGATGCGCCAGCGCCATCATCAACAGACACAACATTTGGATACAGTGCATAAATTGCTTGATGGTTCATGCTGCGATCTCCATAAGGGTAATGGTTGATTGACCAGTAAAAGTAGTGTCTAACGCTCTACGGTTGACAAAAATTGTGTCCGCACTAACATAAACTTGAATCTTGTATGTTGTCGCTGAAGTGGTTGCCGGAGAATCTAAATAAGATTGCGCCAAACTGAACATTGAAAATGTATAAGCCCCATTTAATACTGAACCTGTAACTCCAGTAGGAATAACAGTAGAACCTCTTAAAACCTGAAAAGCTGCATCACGACCAGCACTTGCGGAGTAAGAAAGGTTTGCAATTACTAATATTTTGCTTGATGAACTTGTTGGGGTAATTGTTGCGGCCAATCCAGTCACATCAACATAAGAGCCTGATGTTGTAGTAAAAACATCGCTTTTAGTTGTGCTCACAACTTGCAATACAGAACCAGCCGGCAGTCTTGCAGCAGGAATTGTTCCCGTTAACTGTGTAGCAACTATGCTTTTATTGGTTAAGGTGTCTGTGGTTGCTCTGCCAACTAAAGTATCGGTAGCAGCAGGCAGCGTCAAGGTAGTAGTTCCGGCCACCGCTGTTGCTTTAACTGTTGTAGTTCCTGAAGTAGAGCCAGCAAATTTTGTTGTTCCGGCAAGCGTAAGTGTCTTACCAGTTCCAATGTTTAGGCCGACAGATGTGCCTGTGCCGGCTGCTGCAAAGATGGCGTCCACCGAGTCCAGGTCGGTGTTGATCTTCGTCCCCCATGTGTCTGTCGATGCGCCTACCTCTGGCTTCGTCAGCAGTAGGTTGGTGGTGGTGGTATCTGCCATGCGTTACTCCTAAATGGATGTCCAAGTCTCTGAATTATCAACGATTGAGACCCAAGTTTCTGCACTGTCGCTGATCGTTGTGTAAGTTTCTGCCGTATCGCCGATTGTCGTGTAAGTCTCAGCCGTGTCGCCGATGGCCGTGTAGCTTTCTGCCGCATCCGGTATCGCACCCCAGCCAAATCCAAAGATGATGCCAACAGCGCCGGCGGCTGCATTGCCGCTGATTTCAATTGAAATGACACTGCCAACACTGTCAACTGACCCCGTACCCTCAACACCAGTGATGTCTTGGAACGATATGACCTCTGCGCCCATCGTGCCGACATCACCCGTGGCGCTGTTGCCGGTGACAATTGGCGATACAAAGACGGCTTGAACATCACCTATGGCCGCATTGCCAGTGATGGCAATAGATACAGACAGCCCGATTGTTCCAACATTGCCTGTGGCAATTGTTCCATCTTCCTGAACAGATCTTGATGCTAAAACGCTGTCAACAGATAAAGTTGATTCGTTTCCATCTGCTTGGGCAGATGTTGATGTCGAAACGCTGCCAACAGATAAAGTTGACTCATTCCCATTTTCTTGAACAGATGTTGATACCGAAACGCTACCAACATTGCCAGTGGCAGCATTGCCACTTTCCTCAATAGTTCTAGCTGTTGTAACGCTACCAACAGCACCTGTGGCCGCATTGCCGGTGATGGCAACGGTTTTAGTAAAAGTTACAGTCCCGACACTGCCAGTGGCAACATTCCCATTCTCTTGGATAGACCTGGTGGCCAGTAATGTCCCAACAGCACCAGCGGCTTGATTGCCGCTGATGACGACATTGCCTATCCCGTAGACGCCCCTGCCGTAATAGCCCGTCCCATAAGCAGCCATGCCGCTGCCCCTTGGTTAAGCCAGACGAATCAGGCCGGTGCTTGCATCGTTGGTTGGCATGGTAAGCGTGAATGTTCCAGCGGTCACTGTCTGTGAGCCAAAGGTGTGGACGCTGACCGCCTTGTTGCTTTGCGTGCTGTTGTAAATCAGGACAGCATCAAACGCTGTGCCAAGCGTGACCGAGGAATAAGTGATGCTGGCGCTGGGGGTCACAAAGGCTGTCGTGCCGCTGGTGCTTGGCGCAGTGCCAAAGGTCACTGTGACACCGCCGGCAGTGTAGCCAGTACCTGTCACTTCGCCTGTCGCGCTGTAGGCGGTAGTGGTCGCATTGACAGTGGCGCTGGCCAAGTACAGCGCGGCCTTGAAGGTGTCGGCAGTCGTTGCTGCACGGATAACGCCAGTGCCAAAGTTGTGGTGACCGACAAGCAGTTGGCCTTTGAAACTTGTACACATTGCCTGAGTATTCGCCATGATTTATTCCCTAAATTTGTTGGCTGATGCCATCAGCAAAAACACTGCGCTTGAGTGCCATATGAACAGATCGATGCACCATCTCGCCGTCTAACCAGTACTCGACCCAACTTGTTGTCTCAGTGTCGTTCTCCAGTGATCCTTCGCGCTTTTCAAGCAAAGAATCATCCATCTCGCCCTTGGTCGTTGTCACCAGCATAATTTATCCAAAAGTCTTTGCACGGGTCAACAAAGCTCCACCAGAGGAAGCGCTTCGATCATCGGCGGTTTGTGAATCGTTTAAGGCACGCTCATACAGCGTTGCCCATGTCTGAATTCTCGCATCATCTTGCAGGTATGGCGCAGCTTGGAGCAATGCTCCATAAAGATAAATGTCGGGGTTTGACGCCAAAAGCCAGTTGCTGGCCACGCTGTCCGACAGCTTTGTCAGTTTTGCGTAATAGGTCAACTCAATCGTGTAGTTTGCGTCCGGTGTCGGGACAATCCGAAACTGGTTGCCGACCACGCCAAAGAACTTGGGCTTGCCACTGGCCGTGTAGTTGGTTGCCTCGTTGTCCAGCGCATCAATGCTTAAAAACCCCAATGGGGTCTGCGGGTTGGTGCTGGTCAACTTCAGGGATTTTGTCTCTAGAAAGTCATCAGGCACAGCGCCATACTGCGCGTCAAAGTACGCATTGGCCCTGACAATCATCTGCCTTGTGCGCAGAGTGCGCTCCACTTGCGCCTCAGCCAAAGAGATAAAGTCAGGAATAGCAGCAGTCAAATCTGTACGATTCAACCAATCTGCAATGGATGCCTTTAGCTCGGTGTAGGTTGTCAGTGCCATTATTGAGCCTCTTTTTCCATTTCCTCTTTGACGATCCAGGTGTGGTCATGGCGAAATTCAAATGTGCCAATGTGGCCAATTTCTTTTGAGACATCATGGTCGATGTATATTTTGTAACCAAGCTCTTGCGCTTTCTTACAAAAGAACACATCCTCACCCATGTAGCCCCTGCTGGTCTGCCACGGCATATCGAACCAAGGCTCGCTCATGCCCTCAAACACCTCGCGCTTGATGAGCATTATGCCAGTGCCAATGCTTCCCACCTCTTCCAATCCGGTGGATTCTGGCATTGTGTAGACCGACTGGCGCTTGCCTTCGGCGTCATAGTTCTGGGCAGTCGGGCCAGTTGGCATCCTGCGCCGTGCGCAGTTGGCCGCCACGATGGGCTGGTCGTGCTTCAAGAGCCGCTGCACCAGATCCTGTGGGAATGTCATGTCCGAGTCAATAAACAGGATGTGCGTGCATCCTTCAGCCATCGCGTCCAAGCAAAGGTCAGCCCTTTGGTTTTGGATAATTGTGCCTTGCATCAATTTCAGACTGATTGCGTCTGTGGTGTTGAGCGTGTGATAGGCCACCATGTTCACCATGCAGTAGGTGTAATTGGTGTGAACCTGATCACGGGCGGGGGTGCAAACGGCAATGTAGTTCATACTTTCCCAGGTCGTGTTCTAAAAAATTGATTATCGGAATCGTTGAGCCAGCGCTTCATGTACTCTTGGTCATCGATCTTGCCCTCAGCCTTCATCTTGTAATAGAGAGCTTCGGGGATGGATGCCACCAAGTGCCACTCGCCTGTCCAGTTGGCTTTTTCATCAGTTGCGTTATAGATGGCCTTGTTGGCCTCAATAACCGCAGTCACATCTTGCTCAGTCTCAATGGTCACATCGCCGGTTTCTGCATTCTCATGCCAGTAGCGGGTTATGCCTTGATCCTTGTTTTCGCTAAATAGTCTTTTATGAATCATTTAAAAAAGAGCCAGATTTCTCTGGCCCTTTCCGTTGCTTACTATTAAGAAGTAATCAAGTCAGCAGCCAAGCCGTGGGCATTTTCAGCCGTCACTTTATGACCCCACTCAACGATCAGCATGCGCTTCTCAGCGTCACCTGTCTTAGCCAATTCGACTTGCTGGTAAGGACGCAGCACAGTCATCTTGGCGTAGTCAGGATCGATCACCCACGCATCACGCTCACGCTGGAAGCGGTTCGCAATTACTTGCACATTGCCGAAATCACTGCATACATGTTAAATGAGATTCGCTATCTTCTCATCCCTCTTTCGAGGCTACCAGTTACTTGGTAGATCAGACTATCTCTTCACCCTCACTTTGAGGGGCTGGGTACTTCGAACCGCTTGGTTCTACGAGGCTCCCGCCTCTAGTCGTTACACCTTCCGATTTCTCGGCTTGGCTCGGTATTGTCCTTTGTCCGGCTTGACAGTTAGGAGGTTCACCGAATTCACCCAGTTACAAATAAGCATTGCTGCTTATCGACGCCATTAGTTAACGTAGATATCGACAGCGCCCACTAGGGTTGCTGGCTTTGCGCCTCCATCAATGTTGAAACGGCTTGAAGCGATACCAGAGAAACCAGATACGCGCTGCTTGTTGACAGGGCCGCACATCAGGATCTTCGGTGTACCACCAGATGTCCAGACCTTCTGAATCACATTCTTGAGAATGGTTTCAGTGAAGGTACGCACATTGCCATCACTACGCGCATTGTTTGGCAATGTGGTGTAGCTTGGGTCAGCGCCGTTGGTCTGCTTGTCGGTGTTTGTTTTCACAAACGCGCCGAGGGATGCAGTCACACGGGCAGTCGTAGAGTCACCAGCCACAGCGATACCGCCGTTCAGCAGGACAAACTCTTGGTCGCGCTTCAACTCAGAACCACGCTTTGCGATCTGGTAAGCCAGTTCGCTACGGCGGCCAGCCTTGTTCACCACTTCTTCAGTGGCCGACAGGATGATCGTCTTGCGTGAGATCTGTGCGTAGTTTTGCAGACGCACAGTTGCGGTCACAGCGTCAAACGATGCGACATCATCACCCTCAAGCTGAGCATTGGCAGCGGCTGCGGCCAATGTATCGGTTTGCCACTCGAACAGGCTGTTGGACACATTCTCGCGTCCAATGTTCGACATGTAAGGCGTTTCTTCCATCCGTGTTGGACAAGGATCGTTAAACCTTGCCTCCCTTTCGGGACTGCATGTTTCCATGCAGATCAGACTATATCTTCACCCACTTTCGTGGGGCTAGGTGCTTCGGGCCACTTGGCCCTACGATCTTTCGATCTAGTCGTTGAACCTTCCTCT